TGTTGTTGTGCCTTACGGCGCGAGTCATATCGAAACCGCAGAGCGTGTTACGCACATCATGCGGAAAACCAAGAACGACCTGAAGAAGCTGCAAGCCAGCGGATTCTATCGAGAAGTTGATCTTGGTGAGCCACAGCCCTACCACAGTGACATTGAGAAGCAGAAGGCGGAAGACAGCGGTGTCTCGCTAACTGACGATGATCGTTATGCCGTTTACGAAATCCATGCGGACATGATCATTGATGATATCGACGATGATGAGATTGCCAAGCCTTATGTCATTACGATTGAGCGAGGCACAGGCGAAGTCTTGTCGATCCGACGTAACTGGAACGAAATGGACCCGCTGCATCTGAAGCGTCAGCATTTCGTGCACTACGTTTATGTACCCGGATTTGGTTTTTACGGACTTGGCTTGATCCACATCATTGGTGGTTACGCTAAGGCAGGTACTTCTCTCATCCGTCAGCTAGTTGATGCCGGTACGCTATCTAATCTTCCGGGTGGTTTGAAGGCGCGTGGTCTTAGGATCAAGGGTGATGACACACCGATTGAGCCGGGAGAGTGGAAGGACGTTGATGTACCGTCTGGTTCGATCCGCGACAACATCATGCCGTTGCCATACAAAGAGCCAAGCCAAACGCTACTTGCTCTGTTGAACCAGATTACTACGGAAGGCCGTAGGCTTGGTGCTATCAGCGATATGAACATCTCTGATATGTCGGCCAATGCGCCAGTAGGTACCACACTAGCTCTGTTAGAAAGAACGTTGAAGCCTATGGCTGCGGTACAGGCCCGTGTTCACTACGCGATGAAGCAAGAGTTTAAGATGCTCAAGATCATCATGTCGGAATACGCGCCAGCCGAGTATGGCTACGAGCCGATACGTGGTGCGGTCACCGCTAAGAAAGACGATTACATGATGGTGGACGTGATCCCCGTCAGTGATCCAAACAGTTCGACAATGGCGCAGCGGGTTGTCCAGTACCAAGCGGTGCTGCAGATGGCTCAGTCTGCCCCACAGATATACGACTTACCGCAGTTACACCGACAGATGATTGAGGTGTTAGGCGTTAAGAACGCAGAAAAACTCGTGCCGATGGAGGACGACCTGAAACCAACAGACCCAGTAAGCGAAAATATGGATGCGCTGACTGGTAAGCCGTTGAAGGCGTTCATGTATCAGGACCACGACGCTCACATAGCGACTCATCAGTCGTTTATGCAAGACCCACAGGTCGCTCAGATGATTGGGCAGAACCCGCAAGCTGGCGCAATTATGGCAGCATTGCAGGCGCACTTAGCAGAACATACGGCGTTTAAATACCGTAAGCAGATGGAGGAGAAGATCGGCGCACCACTGCCACCTCCCAACGAGCAATTACCAGAAGACATCGAAGTTACCCTCGCACAGGTTATGGCAAAAGCGGGTACTCAGTTGTCTCAGGCAAACCAGCAACAAGCCGCACAAGCCGCTGCCCAACAGCAGATGCAAGATCCGACTTTCCAGTTGCAGCAACAAGAGTTGGCAATCAAGCAGGCCGAAGTTCAGCGCAAGTCCCAGAAAGATCAGGTAGACGCGCAGTTACGCATGGCCGAGCAGGAAAGAAAGACGCAGAAGGATGCGGTAGACGCTGCGATAGACGCGCAGCAGCTTAAGTTAGAGCGTCAGGAACTAGAACTCGAAGCGGAGAAGGATGGTATGAAACTCGCTGTCGATACTAGGGACAAGGACGACAAGATTGGTGTTGAGCTTGCCAAGATTCTTGAAGGAAGAAACCGAGGTAACTAGTGGCTAAAACCGTCTTTGACGTGCTGAAAGATAAAATCGAGGAGGATCGCTCCTCTGCAGTGGATTTTCTTGCATCGGGTGGAGCTAAAGACTTCGCTCAGTACAAGGAAGCAACAGGCTTGATTCGAGGTCTAGAGACCTGTTTGTCCCATATTAACGACCTTGCCCGAAACTTTATGGAAGATGACGATGAGTGAAGCTGTCGCTGAAGTTGAATTAACCCAAGAGGATATCGAAAACCAACTCCCTGTGCCGGTAGGCTACCGAGTTCTAGTTGCATTACCCCAAGTCGAAGAGACGTTTGGGGAATCTGGACTCGTTAAATCTGCTACTACCATTAACCAAGAACACGTTATGTCGATTATTGGACTCGTGTTAGATATGGGCGACCAAGCCTATTCTGATGAAGACCGATTCCCGACTGGTCCGTGGTGCAAACAAGGTGATTACGTCATGTTTCGTGCCAATACGGGCACTAGGTTCAAAGTTAATGGTGTAGAGTATCGTTTGATGAACGATGATTCTATTGAAGCTATTGTAGCGGACCCACGCGGTATTACACGCGCATAAGGAGTAAAAAAATGCCTTTTCAGAAAGTAGAATTTGAGTTTCCTGACGAGCAAGAGGAAAGCACCGAGATCGAGATTGAATCTTCTAGTGCTGAGACGTTGGGAGCAGAGAAAGAGGAAGTCTCTAATGAAGTCGAGTTAGAGGTTGTCGATGATGACATCCCTGCCAAGGACAAAGATGAGACTGGTCAGTTACGTAAGCCCGGAAAGCCCCCGGAAGATCTGACTGATGACGAGCTTGATGAATATTCAGATAAAGTTCAGAAGCGGATCAAAAGCCTTTCCCGAGGGTACCATGACGAACGAAGGGCCAAAGAAGCAGCTTTTCGAGAGCGTCAGGAGTATGAAAGACTGGCCCAGCAGCTTGTTGAAGAGAATAAGAACTTAAAAGGTACGGTTAGTAAGAACCAAGAACTTTTGCTTGAGCAAGCCAAACGCACTGCTAATGGGGAAATGATATTAGCCAAGCGTGCGTACAAACAAGCATATGAATCAGGTGATGCAGATAAGCTCGTAGAAGCGCAAGAAAAATTAACAAATGCGAAACTTAAAGCAGATCGGCTATCTAAACTCAAACCGGAGGGTTTACAGGGACAAGAAACTCCTGTAAAAACGGAGCCAGATACACAAAACTACGTTCCAGCACAAGAACCACCTCCTGTTACGGATGACCGTGCAAATGATTGGGCACGCTCCAATACTTGGTTTGGTGAAGATGATGAGATGACAAGTCTCGCGCTGGGATTGCATAACAAATTAGTCAAAGAGGGGGTAAATCCCCAATCTGACGAATACTACGAGACGATAGATTCTCGTATGCGACAAGTATTCCCCGATAGATTCGAGGATACCGAAGAGGAAGTTGTAACAACTAGAAAATCAGCGAATGTCGTTGCACCCGCTACGCGGAGCACAGCGCCTAAGAAAATTAGGCTAACCCAAACGCAAGTGGCAATCGCTAAGAGGTTGGGACTTACTCCTCAACAATACGCCGAACAGGTTGCAAAAGATATGAGGAAGGCAAATGGCTGAGAATCGACTAAACCGTGAACTAGACACGAGAGAAAAAACTGGCCGAAAGCAGGCTTGGAAGCGTCCTGAAGTATTACCTTCTCCAACACCGGAGGATGGTTATGCCTACAGATGGGTCCGAGTAAGCACTTTGGGAAATGTCGATCCAACCAATGTATCTTCTAAACTTCGTGAAGGTTGGGAACCGGTTAAAGCAACGGATCACCCCGAAATTACTCTAGTAAGTGTCGAGAATGAACGCTTCAAAGATAATATCGTGCAAGGTGGTTTGATGCTTTGTAAAGCTCCAGTAGAAATGGTCGAAGAACGTAATACTTATTACAATCAACAAGCCAAAAATCAAATGGACTCCGTGGATAACAACCTGATGCGAGAGAACGACCCTCGTATGCCGTTATTTAATGACCGCAGATCGAAGGTTACTTTTGGAAACGGAACTTAATTTTTGGAATTTAGGAGTCGATAATGGCTTATCCAACAGTTGACGGCCCTTACGGGCTTGTTCCGGTAAAACTGATTAGCGGTGTCCCTTACGTCGGTACTACTCGGCAATACTCTATTGCAAGTAACTACGGTACGAATATCTTCTATGGGGATGCTGTTAAACTCGTTACCGGAGGCACTGTCGAGCGTGATACGTTCGATGCTGCCATGACACCTATCGGTGTCTTCATGGGCTGTACTTTTACTGACCCAAATACGTCTCAGCTAACTTTCAAGCAGTATTATCCTGCCAGCACCGTAGCCTCAGATATTATGGCTTACGTGTGTGATGCTACGGATGTTCTGTTTAAGGCAGCTGTTGTTTCTTCAGGAACGACGATTGGCGATCTGGCGATTACCGATATCGGTGCTAACGTAGCTGGTGTGGATAACACCGGTAGCACTGTGACTGGTAATTCAAAAAGCGCCATCTCTGACACCTCTGCTACTACAAACACGCTGCCTTTCCGCATCGTTGCGTTGGTAGAGGAAACTAAGAACAGTTCTGGCGGTTATACCGAAGCGTATGTCAAGTGGAATGCTGGGCATCAGTTCGATAACACCACAGGCGTATAAGGAGAATAAGTAAATGGCTATTTCACGCGCTCAATTACTTAAAGAACTCCTTCCCGGCCTGAATGCGCTGTTTGGATTGGAGTATGCAAAGTACGGTGAAGAGCATGCAGAGATTTTTGAATCAGAATCTTCTGACCGCTCTTTTGAAGAAGAAACCAAGCTGTCTGGCTTCTCAGCAGCACCTGTTAAAAATGAAGGTGCCGCAATTGAGTATGACAATGCTCAAGAAGCATGGACCGCTCGCTATAACCACGAAACCATTGCGATGGGATTCTCTATAACTGAGGAAGCCATTGAAGATAACTTGTATGACTCATTGTCTGCACGTTATACGAAGGCATTGGCTCGTGCTATGGCGTATACCAAGCAGGTTAAAGCAGCCGCTATCCTGAACAACGCGTTTGATTCAGGTACGACCTATGGTGACGGAAAGGAGCTTTGTGCTACTGACCACCCATTGGTAAGCGGAGGCACTAACTCAAACGAACCCAGCACTGCTGCTGATCTTAACGAAACTTCTCTTGAAGCTGCCGTTATTCAGATCGCTGGCTGGACGGATGAGCGTGGCCTTTTGATTGCTGCCAAGCCTCGTAAGCTGGTTATCCCGCCCAACCTCCAATTCGTAGCGACTCGTTTGCTCGAAACGGAAGGTCGTGTTGGAACCGCTGACAACGACATCAACGCTCTGCGTAGCAATGGTGCGATTCCCGAAGGGTACACAGTTAACCACTATCTGACTGATACAGATGCGTGGTTCTTGTTAACTGACGTACCTAACGGCTTGAAGCACTTTGTACGTACGCCGATGTCTACGTCTATGGACGCGGATTTCGATACGGGCAACAGCCGGTATAAAGCTCGTGAGCGATATTCCTTCGGGGTCTCAGATCCTCTCGGAATCTTCGGTTCACCCGGAGCTTAAGTCTAGAGGGGGGCACTTGTTGCCCCCTTTGTTTTTCTATAATATCGATCTATCCCTGACAGTCGCATGGGGCGACTGACTTAGCCCAAGACAGGAGATACACATGGGTACTACCACCTTTTCTGGCCCGATTAAGGCTGGAACCATTAAAGATACCACGGGTTCTACAGTCGGAACTGACGTAACAAACGTAGGCTCTGTTGTTATGGCTCAGTCTGCTGTTATCGACATTGCTGGTGCAAGCAGTGCAGACCAAGTTGTTGCCACTATTCCGGCAAACTCTCAGATTGTTGATGCGATTCTGAACGTAACTACGGCTAATGACGATGGTACCGCTTCTACTGTAGTTGTTGGCACTTCCGGCGATCCAAATGCGTTTATTCCGTCTACTAGCGTACAGTCTGCCGGTACTACTCGTGGAACGCTGGATACCGAAGCCACGGACGTTGGCACTACTGACATTCAAGTTTTGGCTGATTTTGCTGCTACTGATGGCGATGGTACTGCTGGTGTTGCGACCGTAACTATTCTGTACATCCAAAACAATAACCTCTCTTAATTGGAGGTAAATCATGGCTGATACAGTAACAAGCCAAACTATTCAGGACAGTGAACGAAAAGCTGTTTTGAAGTTTACAAACATTAGTGATGGCACTGGTGAGTCTGCTGTAATCAAAGTAGATGTTTCTGCCTTGGCTACAAACTCTGCTGGTCAGGCATGTACGTCTGTTACAGTCGCAAAAATCTGGTGGCAGTGTGTTGGTATGGGTGTTGAACTTTTGTTTGATGCAACTACCGATATGCTTATTATCGGACTTTCGCCAGACAGTAACGGCTTCCATGACTATTCTCCGTTTACAGGTATCCCCAATAATGCGGGCGCCGGTAAGACCGGAGACATTGCGTTTACAACCATTGGGGCAAGCGCCAACGATACCTATACAGTCATTCTTGAACTGGTGAAGGAATATTAATGGCCACATCAGGGTCGCGTGACTTTGAGCCAGATGTCGCTGAATACATTGAAGAAGCATTCGAGCGATGTGGTTTAGAGTTTAGAACTGGTTATGACGGGATCACCGCAAGGCGATCCCTTAACCTTCTTTTTGCTGATTGGGCGAACAGAGGGTTAAACCAGTGGACGGTTACAAATAGCACAACAACGCTAACCAAAGGCGATGAGTACCTTGATTTAACGTCAACAACGATTGACGTTTTAGACGTTGTTATTCGCCGCACTAGCGGAGGAACAACGACAGATATTCAGATGGATCAAATAAGCAGATCCGCTTATTGGAATCTTCCTGATAAATCAACGCAAGCAAGACCAACTCAATGGTTTCTTGATAAACAAATCACGCCTCGATTGTATATATGGCCCGCCGCAGAGAACAGCACTGATCAATTATTGATCAATCGCTTAGTTCGGATACAAGACGCAGACGCAAGCGCAAATACAGTAGATATGCCTTTTAGGTTTTATCCTTGCCTTGCTGCCGGTCTCGCTTATTACATTGCCTTGAAGAAGGCGCCAGAACGAGTAGAAATGCTCAAATCGTTTTACGAGGAAGAGTTTGCGAGGGCTGCTGACCAGGACGAAAGTAGGGCATCTTTGATGGTAGCCCCTGCGCTTAGTTCTTATAGGCGAGCCTAATGGCTTACGCATCAGGAAAACGATCACTTGCCATATGTGATAGGTGTGGTTTTAGGTATCCGTACCCAAAGCTAGTAAAAGAGTGGACAGGTTTTAGGGTTTGCCAAGAGTGTTACGAACCCAAACATCCGCAACTTATTCCGCCTAAAAACGTTTCAGATCCTGAAGCTTTACGCCATCCAAGGCCCCAGCAAGCTGTAACTGCAGGTGAGGGTGTCGTTCGGACAATAGATCCAAACAGAATGATTTCAACAACCGGAGATCCAATAGGATCTGCCTTTTCTGGCCTTAAAGGCACTACAGAATTAGGTTCAGTAACAGTGGTGATATCATGAGTTTTACTTACGCAACATTAAAAAGCACTGTTCAAGATTATTGTGAAACGTCAGAAAGCACGTTTGTTAACGATCTTCCTACGTTTATTCAAGAAGCAGAAGAAAGAATACTTAAAAATGTAGAGCTCCCTGTATTTAGAAAAAACGTTACAGGAACCGCAACTGCTAGTAATACTTATCTGTCTACGCCATCAGACTTTTTGGCCCCTTACAGTCTAGCTGTGTCAAGCAGTGGATCGTATTCTTATCTCCTTTTTAAGCATGTTTCTTTTATTAGAGACTACACGCCAAACCCAACAACCACTGGATTACCAAAGTATTACGCTTTGTTTGATGACACCACGTTTTTGCTTGGGCCAACGCCAGACAGCAATTACACGTTTGAGCTTCACTACAAGTATCGACCAGCGTCTTTGACCGCTGGTGCTGAAAGCGGAACAACCTGGTTATCAGATAATGCTCCAGATGCTTTATTGTATGGAACACTTACTGAAGCGGCTACTTTCTTAAAAACACCAGAAGAGATTGGTAATTATCAACAAAGGTTTGACATGGCTTTGGCAGCACTCAAAAAGCTTGGCGAAGGATATGGGGCTAGAGACGAACTTAGATACGATATAGCGAGAGGGTAAGCTTTGTTTGACGTTGAAGTAAAAGCAAATGTTGGAGGCGTTGAAGTACAAACAACAAGCAATCGAGGAATGACGCCAGAAGAGATTGCTGCTTCTGCTGTAAACAAGATTATCAGCATTAGTGACGAT